GGCAATTTTAAATGGGTATTACAAAACGCAAAGGAAGCGGGAATATATGACCCAGTAGATTACAAAAAATCACCTCAAGAATATTGTGGAATGAAAATAAATGATAATCCATATTATGATTTAGTGTAATTTTTTTTCTTTTTATATAATATAATGGAAGAAGTACTATCGCATCTTTTTCATTCTGTAATTATAACTGTAATTCTTTACGTTATAATGAAGTTCTTTTTAAAGCAATCCAACACTATGTCACTAAATAGAAGTATACTAATTGGCGCATTAGCACTTATTTATATGATTTTATTTGGTCACCGAATGCCAACGCATTTAAATAAAATATAATATTTAATTTAATTGATTAGTTAGTAATTAAATTAAAAATAATACTGGCTTTATATATATGTCAAAGTCAATATCTTCAATAAAAACGCCTAATACAAACGAACCTTCTTTAGATAACCCTGTATATAAAGTTAAACAATTAATTAACGGTTCAATAAATACTATTTATGTATTTAATGGTAAAAAATCAGAAGAAAATGAAGAAGAATTATTTAAGAAAGTATTTACAGACGAGGAAAGAGAAAAAATCAAATCAGAAAATACAACCGTTAAATTTTCTGAACAACAAATACATTTTGACGATTCTATTGGTACAATTAAAATTAAAATACTTAATGAGCTTAAAAAGGAAATTGTGTTAGATGAAATATACTTATATTGTCAAAAAAATGAAACTTTAAATGCTGTTTCAGTTTATCAATCATTGACTCAAAATAATAAACTTCAATTAACAAAAGTTAGACTTGATCAGTTCTTATCAAATATTGTTAGAGATGAATCTGGAGAACCTTTTGAAGAACCTGTTGAAAAAGAAGTTTATACATTTGATGATATATTTGAAATGAATTTTAACAACAAAAATTATATAATAAATAATGTTGTCGGACAAAAATTTTTTATTGTTGAAAATGAATATCCATTTGTGTGTAATCCATATGATGTTAATGATTATGACAAATTTTTTGAAAGGTCCGCAAGGAAATCTTTAACTACTCTTAATAACCATTTATTATTAAGCAGTGGTAACATAATTGATAACAGTATTTATCTTTGTTTAGCAGAAGATGTTTTATCTTATTTAAATAAAAAGGATGTATCCGAAGAGACAACAATAAAGGTTTATTATCCTTTTTTACATAACAAAAATATTAACAATTTGGAAGATTTACAGAGCCAAAAGGGTAAATTGCTTGAAGGTAATAAAAAAATTATTAATGAAAAAGTAATCGACTCATTTAAATCAGTTGACATGTTTTATGATGTTTATAATTTAAGAAAATCTGAGCTTAATTATATTAACAAAGGTATAAAATTTATTAAAGCTGTTATGAGACCTGAATTTGATATTAAAATTCCACTTGAAATAATATTCAAGGTTGTTCATGCTACAGAAGAAAACCCACTTATTAAATACAATCCTTCATCAAGACAAGAAAATGTTTATAGACTTTTTACTGATAAAATTGCTACAGATGGTAGAAAAATTCCTTATCTTAAAAAGGCGATAATTTTTAAACTTATGAAAAGTATTGCTCGTAATAAGTCGGTCGCTGTTTATGTTGAATCTGAAAAAAATGGTCAGGCTTTGTATTTAGTTTGCGAATTTGATGAAGAAGGTTATATCACAATTACATCTGAATTTAATGAGGTTGTTAATATAAATGAAATTAATGAACTATTTAAAAGTTCAATTAATCCAATTATAGAAGAAATTAAAGCGTTGTTAGAGCAAAGTGGTTATAAATTAAATAAATTTAATAGTTTAACGGATGATAACATAGAAGTTAAACAACTTACATATCAAACACAAGTTTATATTAAAAAACCACTTGATATTGAATCATATAGAGGCTGTGTCTCCAGTGTTTTCATTAATGAAACTAATGTTTTTAAAAGCGGTACAATAAACTTACGTTTCAAGCGTGTTTCTAATTATAGTAAATTTAACAGCATGGAAGCTTTTATATTAGAAAAATCTGAACAAGGTTTAAGAGGTGAACAAATTATTGAAGCTTTACTTGAAAATTTTCCAGAAGATTTAGATCGTAAACAAGCTATAGAAATAGTTAGTAAAATTGCTAATGAACTTGAAATTGAAAGAGGAGTTAGAAAATCTGATATTAAAATTAAAAATAATCCTGGATTTAAAACAACTATATCACTTGAAAAGGAAACTGGTGTTATAACAATTACAACTGAAAATATTAATAATATCAATTACTTAAACACATTACCTATTTATTTAGATACCATTGTCCGTTTGACACAAGATAAAAATTCAACTAATTATCCTGTTAAAGAAATCAACAAATTATGTTCTACTGGAGAAAAAGAAGATATAGTAATTGATGATATTATTTCATCGTCAGAGGAATCTGCTTCCAATTCTGAAGTACCATCAATAGATCCAGATGAAGAAGAAGTTAAATATAATAAATTTAAAACTGTTGATGTCAACAAACCAAAAGGTGCTTTAAGTTTGTTTTTTGATGAAGATGAAGATGAAGAAGAGTTTGAAGGAGGAGAGAGAAAAGGATTTGGAATAGATTTTGAAGGTGGTGATGACACTGAATCATCTATTGAAAGCGATAAATCTTCTGAGTCTAAAAAAAATACATATGCAGGCGTTACAGTTCCAAGTGGTTTATCAAGTGATTCCGGTGAACAAGTATCTTCTAGCTCTGAAGAATCAATCGCTTCTGAAAAATCTACACCGCCACCTCCTAAGATTTCTACACCTTCATCTAGTTCTGAAGAATCAATCGCTTCTGAAAAATCGGTATCTTCTGAAAAAACACCTGTAGAAAGTGATAAGGAATTAGGATCATTTCCTTCAGCTAGTTCTGAAGAATCAATTGCTTCTGAAAAAACACAGGTAGAAAGTGATAAGGAATTAGAACCATTACCTTCAGCTAGTTCTGAAGAATCAATTGCTTCTGAAAAAATACCTGTAGAAAGTGATAAAGAATTAGAACCATTATCTTCAGCTAGTTCTGAAAAATCTGTATCTTCTGAAAAAACACAGGTAGAAAGTGATAAGGAATTAGAACCATTACCCTCAGCTAGTTCTGAAAAAACACCTCCACCCCCTAAGGTTTCGACATCTTCAGCTAGTTCTGAAAAATCTTCTATAAAAATTCCAACATTAATTCCATCTGAATCCAAATCCGAAGAATCAATTGTTTCTGAAAAGAAATTACCAACACCAGAATCCAAATCTGAAGAAACTCCAAAAAAGAAATCTTCTACCCCAAAATCTGAATCTGAATCAGAATCTGAATCTGAAGAAGCAGCAAGACCAGCACCAGAATCAGAAGATGAAGACGAAGATGAAGAAGAAATTAGAAATATTGATGGTATGAAACTAAATAAACCTTACTATTTTCAAACCCTTATTGAAAAGAAAGACCCTGTTTTAATATTAAAAGAAGATACTCCTCAATATAACTCGTATGTTAGAACATGTAGTTCAAGTATGAGAAAACAACCAGTAATTTTAACAGATTCTCAACTAGATAAAATTAACAAAGAACATCCTGGTTTTTTAAGAGAAGAAGACGTAATTAAATATGGTTCAAATCCAAAAAATCAATTTAATTATATATGTCCTCGTTATTGGTGCTTAAAAAATAACACTATTATCGACCCTAATGAATTAAAAGAAGTTACAGGAAAAGATGGTAAAAAAGAATTGGTTCATCCAACTTGCGGTAAAGTACTGCCAAAAGGAGAAAAGAAAGTAAAGCCAGGTTATTATATTTATGAATTTTACAAACCAAAACCAGGTAAAAAAGATTATAAAAAATATCCAGGTTTAATTACAGATTCACATCCAGATGGTCTTTGCTTACCATGTTGTTTTGACAAATATAACACAGAAGGTAGAATAAAAGCTAACAAAAGATGTTATGGTGAAAAAGTTGAAGAAGAGAAAAAGAAAGATGAAAAAGGTAAAAATGAAGAAGAAGAAGATGAAAAAGATGAAGATGAATATATTAAAGGCCCTGATAAGTTTCCACTTGATCCTGGACGTTGGGGTTATTTGCCTCCTGAGATTCAAACAATGCTTCACGAAGTTAATGCAGATTGTCAAATAAGTAAGACAAATTCAAATCTTAAAGAAAATCATCCTTGTTTACTTCGTCATGGTATTGAAATAAATAAAAACCAATCATTTATAGCTTGTTTATCTGACGCAATCTTCTTTGCTAAAAAAGTATTAGATGAAAATGGTAAACAACAACTCGCTAAAATTTTAAGCATTTCAGATATGAGAAAACGTATAATTAAATCAATTTCTATTGATACATTTATAAAATATCAAAATGGTAATTTAGTTACTGATTTCCATGAACCAAATAAAAAAGTAAATATTGAAAAATATAAAAATACTAAATTATATAAAAAACTTAATATAGAAGAGAATTCACCAGATATTGCTTATTTTACAAAAGTTGTTTCTGCTTTTGAAAATTTTATAGACTTTTTAAGTGATGATGATGCTCTAATTGATCACACTTATTTATGGGATATAATAAGTATGCCAAATAAATATTTATTTCCACATGGAGTAAATTTGGTAATATTTAAACTTCCAAAAAATGATATAACAAATAATGTCGAACTTTTATGTCCAACAAATCACTATTCATCTGAATTTTATGAAGCAAGAAAACCAACAATTATTATTATGAAAGAGGACAATTATTATGAACCAATTTATTCTTATCAAATAAAAGCAAGAACTCAGTTGAATGTACCAAAGCAATCAATTAAGTTTGTAAATAAACAAAAACAAAAAGAAATGGAAAATGGGCGTATAAAATTTCAGGAAGGATCAAGAGTAAAAAGTACTAATCATCCTTCTGAAATTGGATATAACAACCCTGCCAAAATAATAAAAATTCATTCAAATAACACATTTGATTTATTATACGACCCGTATTGGGAAGGAATCACAAAAGAATTTAAAGAGCATGATCCTCATCTTTCAAAAACAATGCGAGCTATTTTTAAGGAAATTATCAAACCTTTTTTTAACATAATTTGTAGACCTCTTGATAGTATACCAAATATTTATAAAGCAAAAAGACCATTAATTCTTTATGATTTAGTTCAAAAATTAGATAAATATGAGTATAAAATAAAAAAATTAGTACTAAATTTTAATAATAAAGTTATTGGTGTATTTGTTGAGGAACCAGGTACATCAAATAATACTGGATTTATTCCATGTTATCCTTCAGCACTTGACGAAGACTTGAAGAAAGATCTTGATTATGTTTTTATGACAGATTTAAGTTTATGGAATACATATGAAAATACAGTAAGATTTTTAAATAAATTAGATAATAGAAGTAAAAAACGTAGAGCTGAACCTGATATTCCATGTAAACCCGCATTCAAGATTGTCGAAGATGAACATGTTGTAGGTGTATTAACCAATACAAATCAGTTCATACAATTATCACAACCAATTAGATTGGATGAAGTAAATCCTGATTTAGATATACCATCAATAAACAATAATAACTATATTATAAACAAAGATGCTAATCCAATGGTCAATACTGAAGTTGCTTTTACAACACAAAATGATGTAGATGAAGTTCGTGTTGACTACATCAAAAAAATCAGACTTGAAACAAACTTCTATAATGTTTTTAGAAATACTATTCGTATATTATTAAATGATTATGAGAATGTTAAAATAAGAGAGAAAATTGAAAATGAGATGACGAGAGAATATATTATTTATTCTGAAAAACTTAAAAACATTACCGAATTGTTACATGATTTAATTAAGAATAAGATACAATTTACAGGAGACGAAAATTATTACAAGCTTATTAATGAGGTATCAACTTGTATAGTTAAAAATGATGACTCATGTAAAGATACCCCTAACTTATGTCTAACTGAAAATGGTAGTTGTAATTTAATTCTTCCTGAAAAAAATTTAATAACAAAAAAGGAAAATGAACCAATTTATTATGGTAGAATGGCAGATGAATTAATTAGATATAATAGAATTAAATCATTTATGCTACAACCTCAAACATATTTGTCATTTGGAAGTATAGGTTATAATTTAAGAGACAGTGAAATTATCTTAATACAATCGTTATTAACACAAGAATATTTTGAAACGTTAATTCCTGCTATCACTAATAAATATATTAAATATAATTCTTATGATGAAGCACAACCAATAGTATCTCAAGTATATGATAATACAATTCCATCTTTAGATCATGCTATTGGAAGAAAAAATGAACCTGTTTGTGAAACTCAAATAAATCATCATATTACATCCAGTGTTTGGAACAAATGTTTTCCAGATAATTATTCTGAAATTGAATATGGTAAGCGCAACTCTTGTACATTTAATTTAATAATTGATTTAATAGAGAGAAAAACTAAAAAGAAATTACAAATTAATCAGGTTAAAAATGAATTATTTGAGGAGTATAAAAAATATATTGAAAAATATATTGATAAAATTACAAATATATTAATCTTAGAAGGTAAAAAGACGTTAGGAGACCAAGTCCATGCCGGAACATTATCTTTTTCAAGTTTTATATACACGGATAATTATTTCCTAACTCCATTTGATTTGTGGTTACTTGTAACAAAATACGAAATACCAACTATATTCATATGTCAAAAATATCTTTTACAAACTAAATATGAAAAACATCAATTTCTTGGGTATGGTGATGATAAGGATAAATTTGCTTTTATAGTTGTACCTGGTTTAAGACCTGAAAATGTACCTGGATATAAATTAATTCAATCTGATAAAGGAGAAATTTTTATTTCTCTCGACGAATTAAATGAAGAATGTTTAGAAAGGGTAAAAGAGTCAATTGATGATGATATTTCTATTGAAGATTATTTAGAAAAATTTACTAAACCATTAACAACTAATTATGAAAAGAAAAAACCTGAAAGGCTTATTATCGAATCAGATTCTGATAAAGTTAGACCAGAAAAGAAAAAGAAATTAATTATTGAAGAAACTACTCCTGTATCAGAAGAGTATATATTAAACCCGATAGGAAAGAAACGTCAAAGTAAAAAGAAACAAATTATGTTGAAAGGAAATAAAAATATAAAAAAAAATAATACAAAAAAACGTAGATTACTAATTGTTGATAGTTCTAGTACTGAAAAGGTTTAACTTATTGAGTCGTCTTCATTTTGTACTTGATCTTCATCTTCTACTTCATTAATACTATTATTTATTTCGGTTTCATCATCATCATAATCATCATCATCATAATCATCATCATCATCATATTCTTCATCAGAATTATTTAAAATTAAGTTATTTTCAACTTCATCATATTTTAAATGATCCGATAAAAACGTTTTTTTTTCATTTTCAATATCATAAAAATTTACACAATTATCATCAAAAACAATTTCTTTACCATATATTTTTTTTTTAAAATGTTTAGTTGTTTTATAAAGAATTTTATATCTTTTTCTTCCGAATTGAGGGTTAAATTTATTAAATCTTAACATACTTAATTTGAAAAAATCTGAATATTGTTTTTTTATTTGTGGATGAAAGCTATACAGTGACTTACAGTATAAAAATAAATATGGTTTCATAATTGTAACTAGTTTATTTGTAGGAAATTCTTCATTTATAAGTATTCTATTTTTTAAATGTATTCGTTTACAATGTGAATTAAAAGTTAAAATCATTTGCCTTACGTCTTTTTCTATAATATTGACAGGTGATTTATATACATAATTTTCAATTGAATATTCCCTGAGTAAATTTTCGTTTAAGAATTTAAATTTAGTTAAGTTAAAATTACATTCAAAAAACTTAAAAAATAATTCAGGATAATAATCAGTTTTATATCTTATATAAAAATAAATATTATATAGTGTTGATTTATTAAATGGTAAATTATTATATGGATTTTTTACACTTTTTGGCTCAGAAAAAAATAAATAAGAATTGGTTAATGATACATTTATTATTTTAATCAAATCGTTTACATGAAATAAATATTTTGAATTATTATCAATTATACAAATGACATTTTTATCAGTTTCATTTAATTCATTTAAGCCCATATCTGTATTTACAACTATTTTTGTTTTTTTACATTTATAATTATACACAAATCTATTCAAAGTATTATAAGTTTTTTGAATTTTATAAAAATAATCAATAAATTCTTCTTGTTTTTGCGGT